GTGCATATTTGTAAACCCCTTTAGAGGACAGGTCGCATCGGCTGCGACTTTCAAAATCAATCCACAAAATAGTCATAATGTCTCCGCACTTTTATGGCGCTTATAGTGGATTCATGCACGCCATACTCAATGGCCAACTGCCGTCCGATACCGAAAGCGTTTGAGTTAACGCGCGCGCGAATATCTTTTACTTGGGCTTCAGTCAGCTTACCTCTTCGCTGATGCAATACCGCGTCTATATTGTTTTCGCTGCGCGTGCCCCAGCGCAAATTCTGCAATCGATTATCGCTAGGGTCACCGTTTTTATGCAGGCACTCACACTTAAACGGCGCGGGGCCAACAAACGCCAGCAATACCAGTTTATGAACGCATTGGCTATTTCCGCGCCCCAAGGCAACGCTTAAATGCCCTTGCGGCATACGACCCGGCTTTAACAATCGCCCATTAGCGCCGCGCCTAAATGTCCGCACTCGCCCTTGATCGCTGGCCTCATACAGCCCTTCATAGCCCGGTATCGGTTTCCATATCTCACCCATGTTACGTCCAATAAAAAAGCCCTGTTCTGCATTCTCGTCTTGCGACGTTGGCGGACTCGGCAGACACCGAGCAGAATGCAGAACAGGGCTTGTCTGTCAGCGTGCCGCCAAGCACAAACACATACTAGCATAAGAGGGTGGCCCCGGTTACCCTGCCAGCATCAGGGCGAACCGACCAAGGAAGATCCTGATGTTTAGGTAACCGGTGCCATTGAAAGGTGGGGTACTCGCTGCACTGCCTTTGCATTTCAGCTAACTGGTCAGCATCCGCTTTCCCCCGTGCTACTTAGCCGCGACGACGGCGTCCTGCTGGCGCTGCTTCAGCCGGTGCTTCGGCCTCTGCTTCTGCTGCGGGTGCATCCGACTCGCCGTCCATCGAGACGAACTCGACGACTTCAAACACCGGCGTGTAGATGCGGCCATACGACTTGTGCGTGTAGTGATCTTTCTTCAGATGCACGACAGGCACGGGCTTGCTCTGGTCTTTTTCGACCTGCTCGGCGATCGCTACTGCCAACGCCTGAACGGCCTTCCTACCGCCGACGGACGTCACTGTGTAGCGCGCTTCCATGCCCTTGTCTTCGCCAGACAGACACTTCAGCGACATACCGATCTGCGCTTCCCAACCACGCTTGGCGTTGGGTGGTGCAGCTTCCATCTCTGGCAACGGCTCAGACACCGACACCATTTTCTCACCCAACACTTCACCATCACCCCACGCGATATAGCCGTGGATGAACGAGAACGGGTTGACTGCCCAAGTCGAATCGCTCTCGACTTCGGTTTGGTCAGCGCCGAACACCCAGTGACCGGTCTTGTCCATCTTGATGATGACGGAACCTGCTGGGCCTGCGGCGGTATCAAGCGCACGCAGAGCGGTGGTAAGCGACGCTACTGCTGGAAGGTTTGCACCTTTGAAATTAACAAGATTCGACATTACTTTACTCCTATTGGATTTTAGAAAGGGCTGCAGTCAACTGCTTCCCGATTTGCAACACCGCTGGTCGTGGATCTGACTCCACTGCCAACGTATCGCCCGATGACACAGATACGACCATGTCAGCGGGAAATTCTATTTTAGCCTTTTTCAAGACTTTCTCAAGCTGTGCTGGCGACTTAATTGTCGGCGGCTCATACGCGTCTTCGATACCGTTGACGTCCGCCCACGCTTCGATCTTCGCCTTGTCCACCCACTGGCGCCGCGCCTGCTTGGCGACCATCTTGTAGCCTGGCACCGCAACACCGTTTTGCAGCATCTCGAACGCTAACGCACGCAGGTCGGTGATGTAGCTCTCAATCATGTCGGCCTGACGCAGCTGTGCTGCGATCTGCTGTGCAGGCATCTCAAGCAGTTTGGCCTTCAGAGCACGCTCGACTGCACCGTTCATGCGTGGGCAGATGGGTTTCGCAGCACACCAACGGCAGTGGTCGCCCTCTTGCATGGGTGGCTCTGGCCATGACGACAGACGCACGGCGTACAGCAGCTCTTGCTCAAACTCTTTGATGCGCGCAGGTGTCGTCACCCAACGACGCACCATCGGGGGCTGCACGATGATGCACTCGATCTCGTCTACCCCTTCAAACACCCACTGCGCGGCCGGTGTTCTCATCGCTGCTGCTGCGTAAAATAAGAGCTGAGGGTTTTCCACAGCATCAACAGATACGCCATCGCCAAATTTCCAATCAAGAACGATGGCGCGTTTACCTTTACGCCCAAGTAGGTCAGTGCTACCAAAGACATTAGGCAGAAAATCGCCAAAGGCAACTCGGGTTTCAACCATGTACTCCATCGTCTTGTCGGGGTCGATCTCGTCAAGCGCCGCGAGAGCGGGAATAATCTTCTCATCAATTAACTCCTGTGTCAGAACTTGATCTTTGTACTGGGCGCCAATGCACTGCTCTGGCTTCTTGTCGAACTCCAAGAGTTCAGCGATGACATTGTGCAGAAGAGTGCCACGGTCTGCGTGTTCGGAAGATGGCTTGGGTGGCATCTTCTGCACCAGCTTAACTGACGCCGGGCAGTTGATGACGCGTTTGGCGGTCGAGCCGCCGACAACATTAGAGTGATCCATCCTTACCTCCGTTTTGTGATTGAGCCTCGACTGTAGTCCCTAAAATAATCCTTGTCAAATACTTTTTTAGGGTGTTATATTTCGGCCATGCTTGAAAAAGAAATCGAAAACTATTTTGTCTGGACAGTCGAGCGTGCGGGCGGCAAGACGTACAAGTTCAAGTCTGTCACACAGCGCGGGGTTAGTGACCGCTTAGCTTGTATGCCTGATGGCAGCACATGGTTTGTCGAGTTGAAAACCAAAGGCGGTCGGCTGTCCGAGCTGCAAAAGATCTTTCGCAACGACGTGTTGCGCTTAAAACAAAACTACGCCTGTTTATGGTCGAAGGAGATGATAGATGAATGGATTAGACAAATTAGTTGAAGAGCTGGGCGGGAATTTTTTATTGGGCGGCGCAGTCATTCAGTTTTCTGACGCTACTTTTACAGACGCTTTTAAGACTATTTATGAAGCAGGCGCAGCAGCAGAGCGCGAGGCGTGCGCAGAAGCCTGTAATGGCGCAGTAGGGTCTGCGTCTATGTACGACAGTCCTGATTCTGCAAAATTTGCCTACGGCATTAAAAACCATTGCCAAGAACTTATCCGCGCCAGAGGCAACGATGCAGCTTAGACCCTACCAAGACGAAGCCGCCGACTTCCTATACGAACGCGATCGGGCGATGATCTTGGCACCCGTGGGCGCAGGCAAGACGGCCATTACGCTGACGGCCATGCAGGCGATGATGCGCGAGCCGATGTTTGCGAATGGTCGCTGGCTAGTCGTTGCACCTAAACGAGTCTGTACCGATGTCTGGCCGGTCGAGATGGCCAAGTGGGCGCCGGGCTTGAGCTGCACAATTGCTGTGGGGACGGGCGAGCAACGGCGCAAAGCTTTTGACGCGCCTGCCAAGACCGGCGCTAACGTGGTTGTCATCAACTATGACAATCTGCAATGGCTAGGCGAGATACTGCTCAACGGCGGCATGACGCTAGACAAGTTCAACTTCAAAGGTATTGTGTTTGACGAGCTGACCAAAATGAAAAACCCGTCTGGCAAACGCTTTAAAGCTTTTGAAAAGGTCATCAAGGACGTGCCGATTCGATGGGGTCTGACCGGGTCATTCACGTCCAACGGTCTGGAAGACGTCTTCGGCCAGTGCAAGATCGTCGATGAGAAGCTGCTGGGCCGTGCCAAAGGCGCCTTCTTGCAGCAATACTTTGTATGTATGAACCGCGACTTTGGCGAGTGGTTGCCACGCCCAGGCGCCCTGCCGTTAGTCATGCAGCGCATCAAGCCGGCCACCTACGTCTTGGAGCCAGGCGAGTACAAGGACAAGCTGCCCGAGTGCCATGTGGTCGAGCTGCGCTGTCAGCTGGATGACCGCGCGCCATACGAGAAGATGAAAAAGGATTTTGTGGTGCAGTTTCCGACTGCGGAAATATTGGCGGCGAACGCAGCAGCCGTTACATCAAAGTTGCAACAGATGGCGTCTGGCTTTGTGTACGACAGCAGCCGGGTGGCATCCGACGTGCCGGGTCAGTTCATTAACAGCAAGACGGCAGTATGGTTTAGCGGGCACAAGTTTGACAGGTTAGACGAACTACTGGAGGAGAATCAACATGCGAATACGCTTCTTGTTTACCAGTTTCAGGAGGAGGTGGCGGAACTTCGTCGCCGCTATCCGAAGCTTGCCACCCTCGACGACCCCGACGCCATCAAGCGATGGAACGCAGGCCAAATCGAACTCCTCGCTGTACATCCCAAATCAGCCGGGCATGGCCTTAACCTACAGCACGGGGGAAGCCACATGGTATTTCTGTCGTTGCCGTGGAGCCTGGAGCTGTACGAGCAAACGGTTGGACGACTGCACCGTTCAGGGCAGCTGCACGACGTCTGGGTTTATATCCTACTCGCCGACAAGACAGTTGACGAAAAGATCTGGGCAGCCCTGCACGACAAACGAGCAATTTCCGACATAGCAATGGAGGCATTGAAATGACTGACAAACAACCCGAAGCCCTGCGGCTGGCTGATAGATTGGAAGCGGATGCTCAAGGTTTAAACCTTGGCGCTGAAGGTATGGGCTGGGAGCCAAGCGCAAACAATATGCACGATGCAGCGACCGAACTACGCCGCTTGCATGAGGTGAATGCTGAGTTGGTGGAGGCGTTGGAAAAAATAGGGCTTTGCATTGCACATGACAATCCTAAAGGCGCAAGAAAAATTGCAGCAGCCGCTTATGCTTATGCTACAGGAGAACAACAATGATTGATGCCTTTATATTTTGGTTGATGAAACCGTTAGCAGAGATTGCCTTCTTTATCATTGTTGTTCTTATCTTGGCCTTCATATTCAGGGGGAAACTATGACCATCACACTAACCCGCGCGGAAGGTTACTACTGCGTTGTATGTGGCAGGTTCCTGCCTGAAGAAGATGGCGTGGTCGTGCATGACGATGTGCCGCACCCTGTTGACATGGACTTTGGAGATGAGGAGAACCCGCAATGACACCAAAAGAAATTAACGAGTTAAAGAAATTGCACAACCGATACCAAGAAGAAGGGCAAAAAGTTTACGCCTTAGTGATCGATTTGCATGAGAAATGCACCAACTTGCAAAAAGAAATTCGAGAGGCCGAAGGCGAAGACTATGACCCCATCCCGCTGATCTTTGGCGCTGGTTTTTGGATTGACCCTGATCTGTGAGGCAGCTATGACAATCACACTAACACGCGAGGAAGCGCAGCAGGTGCTGGATGCAATGGAAGCAATGCAGACCTACACACGCGCAGAACGCAAAGGTTTACGGATATTTGACGAAGCAATCGAAACCCTCCGCGCCAGACTTGCGCAGCCTGAACCGAAGCCGGTGGCGTGGATGTTGACAGAACTTGATGGCACTCCATTGATTGATTGTGGCGATTTGGTTGTTAAGCAGCGCCCAGTTTTAGTAAGCGACAAAACGGACTGCATACCACTCTACACCGCCCCATCACAGCGCGAATGGCAGGGGCTGACGGATGAGGAACAACTAGAAATTATGAAACAGTTTGGGCCGGGTCAACGTAAATTATTTGCAGATGCCATCGAAGCCAAGCTAAAGGAGAAGAACAGTGGATAACTACGTGATTGACGGCGACTTGGTTTTTAGTGACCAGAGTTCCGCATTGAAGTTTTACCGTGAGCAGTATCACAAGAAGAAAGAATGGCAAGGGCTGACTAATGAAGAAATTCTGGAGGAGTACAGGCAAGCGTATGGCGATGATGGGGACTTGACTGATGTTTATTTTGCCCGCGCCATCGAAGCTAAGTTGAAAGAGAAGAACACATGAGATACCTACTTTTATTATTGGCAGCGCCCGCAATGGCCGCCGCGCCCGACTACCTGACGTACACGAACGACATCAGTGTGCAGACAGTGTTGACCCAAGACCGTCCTAGCTGGTGCCACGGCATGAAGATGGCCTTTGACATCGACGGGCTAAACCGTGCGTACTATGGCTGCTGGGCCGCGTCGCAGGGCTTTGCGCACATTGAAATGTTGGACGGCAGCAAGCGTATTATCCCGATCTCTCGATTTAACAAACCCAAGGAGGCAACAAAATGACTGACTTCACCAAATACGAAACGCAGCGCGAAATTCTGATCGACTATCTGCACGTCATGATCGCCCGATCCGACTGGCACGGCGTCTCAGACGTCGCCAACGATCTGCGTGAACTGGAGGCCGAACAACGTGAAAAGAATTGACTACTGGAAGGCCAAACTAAAGGCCGCGCAGACCGAGGAGCGCATACGCCAGAAGGAACTAAACCAGATGGCCAAAGCGTTTGAGCGGGCACTGCAGCAGGTTAATGACATAGAACAAAGGATACAAGATGAAAAAGCAAAGCTGGCGCGCACTGAATGACCAGTTGCCGTCATTGTCAGAGGATGAGGTGTTCGCCTTACTGACGCACGAGACGTTGCATGAGCGCCGCAGCTCCCATCTGCAGCGCCTGCATCAGCGGTACTGCGCGCTGCGTGACGCCCGTGAACGGCTAGAGATCATGGCAAAGGCGGTACGTCCATGAAAATTGTCGAGTTTCCAAACCAAGTTAACACCGAAGAGGCGCTTGAGGTGTTGGATGATTTACGCAAACAGATTGCTGACGGCAGCATTAAGGCGTTTGTGGCCGTCGGGATAGGCGACGACCATACGTTATACGGCTTTTCTGCGTCAACTAAAAAAACCACGCGGCTTGAAATGATGGGCGCCATGATGGGTCTGCAATGGAATTACGTTGAGGGGGCGATGTGAAGTGCCAGCACTGTGGTAGCAAGACCTATGTCGTAAACACCGCGCAGCAGCCAGGCGGCATCCGGCGCCAGCGCAAGTGTGACTCATGCAAGAACAATGCCTACTCAGCCGAGGTATGGATAGCAGGTAACGTTTTGGTGGGGAAATCGATTTATACTAATGACGAGGCGGCGTTGATAAAAAAGAAAGGCGTTGACGTCCGCCGCGCAAATGAAGATAGGAGGAAAGACGATGCTTCGTGATGGATACTTTATTAAGGAAGAGCCGCCCAAGATCGGCGCGCACTACATACCGCAGTTCTACCAACGGCCATCAACACCTGAGGAGCGGTTTGTGCAGGACATCATGTTGGGCGCGCGGCCCTACCATCAGTCGCCGATGGTGAAGTTCTTAGGTCGGCTGTTGAGCGTATGAGAGAGCTTGTCCTCATCTACTACGCAGGCATCGTGGTGGCCACCGTGGGCTTTCTGGCGGTCTTCGTACCAGATCAGCCCCGGCCAACACCGGCTGAGTGCGGTGTGGCCGAGTTTGCGCCTGACATGTCAACGCGCGACCGTGAGGTCTGCCGGCAATTACGCCAGCATCGTCACCGCATGTGATTGCGCCTCTGCTACCCGACGCATCCAGCCTTTGCCGAAGGTTGCGAACGTCGGGAGCGACTTGTAGAACAACTCCTTCTCCATGCTGAACTTGGCGATCAAGTCCGTCTGATCTGCGTCTTTTAACGCCTGCATGGTCTTGGGGCCGATGGCGCCATCAGGATTCGTTCCGATCGCTTTCTGCATCGTCTTGATCGCGCGCCCCGGCCCTGCATTGATCGCAAAGTCGAACATCAGATAGTCCAGACCCATTGGCAGCTCGTCGGCCTTGACCGCATCCCAGTATTTCTTGCGGTACATCGGTGCCACTGTAGCCGGGGTCAACGCGCGCATCTCGCTTTCGCCAACAGCTTTGCCGACCCATTCTTCCCACACTTTCTTGGTAACGCCCAGATTGGTCATGCCGCCTGGGTCTTTGGGGTGATTTACAAATCCGCCTTCGTGCTTCAGGATAGCTTTAAGGGCTTCGTCGAAGTTCTCTGTCATTTCTTGGCTCGCATATCAATGATTTTCTCAAGCGTTCTGCCGCCGAAATAGAACGACATTACCAGCATACCCCACTGACCCAAGAGCTCCACGAACGAGTCGGCGATGTCCACCAGCGCTGCGTCGAGGATGGCAAGTGCCATGTACGCCACCAGAATGTAGACCAGCGTTAGCGGGCGGATGTTTTTCGACAGCCAGCTGTCGCTGGCCATGTCGGACTTTAGGCGCTCGGTCAGGTTGTCTTGCTCCAGCTCGTAGAGCTTGGTTTCGTTAGCCATCTTGGCCAGCTCGCCATCCTGCGCCATCTTGGCCAGCTCCAGCTGCGCCTTGGCCTTCTGTTCTGGGTCAGGAATCAGTTTGTCGATCAGTTTGCCGCCGATACCCAGCAGCGCGTCTAGTCCTAGCATGTCAGCCCCCTTGTTGAAACATCCACCGCATGAAATACCCAAACCCTGCAATCAGCACAAACACGACGATCATGGTGCCAACCGCTTGCACTGTCTCTAACCGCTGCGCTTTAGCGCGACGCTGCTTCATCTCTAATGCTTTGGCATGCAGACGCTTCTCTGTTTCGGCCTGCCTAGCTGCTTCAGCTTTGGCTTCCCGGTCAGCACGCAGCTTACCCATGCGCTGCCAGAACTCATCCCACATGCCGGCTTCTTGAAAATGGTAGGTGAAGATGTGCTTGATGTCGTCGTAATACTGCTTGATCTGACGATCGATGATCATCAGCTCCATGACGTACTCGGCATCAGACACGTAGTCGAGCACGGGCTCACCTTTGGCAACCGCCGCTTCCTGCGCTACCTTGGCCTCTTCGAGTTGGCTGCGCTTGGTTTCGTACTTGCCGGCGGCTGAGAAGAATTTGGTCACGCCCGACATGGAGTCGGCTAACGTCTTGCCCGACTCAACCGCGCCGTTGATCTCATCAAACGCTTCTTTGGCAAGGGCGGCAGCTTCCTTGACGCCAGTGACAACCGCTTTGACGCCTGCAATCGCCAGACCGATTGTCAACGGATCGATCATTTGTCTTGCTTAGACTCCAGCCGGTCGAAGATCTTTCCAAGCATCTCTTTTACTTCGCGCATGTCGTCCTTGTAGTCCTCACGGGTGACGTAGACGTGCGGCATGGCACGCACGTCGGTATCCAGCCGGTCGATCGAGCGGTGAATGTTGTTCAGTATCCAGCCACCAAAGAAGCCGGCGACCGCAACAGCGATATTGAAAAGAACTTGTGAGTCCATGCGTCACTCATAAATGATATTGATTGTTCCAGCGTCAAATGTGTCTGTGCCGTTGACGGTTGTGATGCGGACGCGGTCTAATGTTCCGCCAAGGGCAATTGCCCCAGAAGTTTGTGATGATTGACTACTGCTCTGAGATGCGTTGCCAGTGCAAACCCATGTATTCCCAGTAAGTAAAACCAACGTATACACGCCTGTTTTAGTGTCTGTAGCCGCAGAAGTCCAAATTACAAAACCTGTAGTTATTGTGCCCGTATTAGTTAAAGTAGCGCTATTAAATATTTGAGCGTAAGACGAATACCCGCTAGTAGTAACCGACCCAGCGCCAATTTGCAGTTGTAAATTACTTGTACCACTTGTACTCACACCCTGAAGCATCACCGTAACTCGTTTCGCCCACGACGGGATGCTTGTGAAGTCAATCGACGTACCGGACGTCGAGGCAACGGCTGTGGCTCTCTGCAAGCTGTCATACACCGCACCCGTGTTAGTGGTAACCCCTGCGCTACCGTTGATCGTGACTGCCATAATCAGCCCTCGTAAAGTATGTTAATGGTGCCAGCGTCGAAGGTACTGCTTGTAAGCACCACACTCAATATATTAAGCGTTCCACTTAAAGTAATAGAGCCCGTAGTTATAAAAGCTCTTGTAGCCGCGTTTTCAACACAGTTTGCAGAATACGTCCAGATGTTACTGCCAACCAAAGTCAGCGTTCCAACAGCAACCATGTTGTTGGCGGCGTTACTTATAAACCCAAGATTAAGCCCGTTAGTTATGTTTGCTAACGCAAAAGTGCTTGAACCGTTGGTTTGTATGTAGTTACAGTTGTAACCCGTAGACTCAACTGCTCCTGTATACCCTATTCTTACCAAAGCATTTGCATTAGAAGCTGCAGTGCTTACGTTACTAAGCATTACCGTAATGCGCTTAACCCATGAAGGTATGCTTGTAAAATCAACCGAAGTGCCTGACGTAGTAGTAACCGCCGTACCAGACTTAACTTGACCATACGCGCCGGTGGACGTCACATTAAACTGCGTCGTGCCATTGCTTTGAAGGGCTAGACTGCCGCTAGTGTCAGCGGTCTGGATATAGCCCGTTGAGGTGGAAGCATTCAGAGTAACTGCCATAATTATTGCTCCGCAGAGGGTTCAGCCGGTGTCTCGACAGGTGCTTCAGCCGGTGTCTCGACAGGAGCCTCGACAACTTGTGCAGCCTCAATCGCTGCTACTTCTTCCGCAGTCAGCTCGACCTGTGTCACTTCGCCTGTTTGTACGTTCACAACGATTCTGTGCATGATGACCTCTTACTCGTAAAGGATGTTGATTGACCCAGCGTCAAACAAGTCTGTGCCGTTGACAGTAGTGATGCGTACTTGGGTCAGGGTGTCGGAAAGGGTTTTATCACCACCCCCGGCAATAACCGCGCTTGTGCTTTGCTTTAATACGTGATGCGAAACCCATGCGTTTCCACCAATGTTTTCAATTATTACAGAGCCAGAAAGAACATTTGCCGCCGTTGCTGACCGGATAACAAAACCAGCAGTTGAACTATCGACGTTGTTGCCTGCTGCTAACTGAACGCTTGATGAGATGTATCCTGTAATTTCAAAGCCTCCAGAATCCCCAAGTTGTATCAAAGGCAGGCTTGTCCCACTCGTACTCACCCCACTAAACATCACCGTAATACGTTTTACCCACGAAGGAATGCCAGTGAAGTCAACCGACGTGCCGGATGTCGATGCAACCGCCGTACCCGACACAATCGGCGCTAACGTACCCGTGGTAGCAACTAGCGTTTGCGTATTGCTGCCTGAGACAGCGGGGGCTGCGATCGTAATCGTGCCGCTTGTGTCGCCTGAGAGAACTACTGAAGCCATGATTTATCCTTTACAAAACTACCCAGCGGCTGCCGGATGAGACGGTGACAATCACCGCTGCGGTGATGGCGTCCAGCGACACCGACTGCGAGATGTCGACCGTGTAGGTGCCAATACCGCCGGTGCCCGTGCCTAATTCCGTAATGACCGTGCCCGCCGTGATGCTGGTGCCTGCAATCACCGACCCTACCGCGACAGCACCTGATGTGACGCTATCAATCGTCAGTGTCGTGCCTGCAATACTGCCGGTACCAACAAACCCGCCACCCAGCGTGATCGGGCCGGTGGTCATGGCGTTCTTGGTTGACGGAATTGTATAGCTGATCGTGACGGTCTGGTCATTTTCGTAAAACACTTCGTCCGGCCCACCGCCTGTCGCACCCGCCGCGCCGCCCACCTGACCCCATTGGTTGTTGCTAAAGCCCTCGAAGGTGTCCAGCGTGCTGTTGTAGCGCAGCATGCCTTCGGCTGGCGTGCCTGGCCTGTCCGTCGTAGCCCCCACTGGCATCTGGACGTAGCCCGTGCCGGAGAAGGTCACATCCAGCGTGGCTGAGAGGGTCGTGAACGCGCCGCTGTTAGGCGCCACGTCGCCAATCGGCGGTGGTGAGGCGAACGACAGGTTGTCGACAGGCACTAGGATGTTATCCGTCGTGTACTGGGTGACGTCGTTCTCGTCCGTAATTAAGAACTTGTACGCGATCGTTGGCTGCAGCCAGATGTTGGCCATGCCACGCGAATCCAGAATGATCGGGTTCGTGTTGGCGGTCGCTCCCGTCTGGTCGGTGTACGTCGCAATGGGTGTCGTCGTGCCGCCGGCGTAGGTGTAGACCTTACCAGCGACGAGCGGGTCGCCGTTAGCGTCGAAGAACTGCTGCTTGGGTGTTGGGGTTAGGGATGCCATTTATCACCTACGATTAAGATTGTTCTGGTCTTGCGGCGCCAAGGCGTTACTTAAGGTTCTAGCGGCGTTAAATTTTCCTGCGGTTAATTCAGGGCCGTACCGCTCAAAAGCCTTATACACCCTGCCCCGGTCGCCAAAAGGCACTTCGTTTAGCATGTCTTCAAAATTTTTACCGGACTCAAAACCTTTTTCCAGTATTTTGGCGGTTTTGGCGTTAATTTTGCCGGACAATTCACGCAGTATAACGTTGCCTGCAGTAGCTTTTACACCAAAAAATGGCAGCCGCAACTTAAACTGGTTTTGAGTAAAAATGTCTTTAATGTCCGCCGCACCTTTTTCAGCGCCGGCAACAATTTTTTGCCCTCGCTCCAATTCGCTTGCAACGTCGTCAAGCATCTTGTATTTGTTGCCCATTTCGGCTTTGAGGTCAATACGTCCTGAGCCAAAAATTTGCTCAACTAATTCAGGACTTTCACCGCGTACCAATTTAATAAACCCAGACTTATCTTTTGCGCCATACAAGTCGCGGGCAACCTGCGCCATTTTGCGCTGGTTGATGACGTCCATACCGTGCGAGAAAGTGTCGAGGTAGTCTTTCCAGCCCGTGCCGCCAGCCTTGATAATGGCGTCGTCAATTAGCGGACGCACTTCAGCCAACAATTTGGACGCATATTTGGCAGACGTTTTAGGGTCTTTACCCGCCATAAGCGCGTCAATAGTTTCATTTACGGTGTCTTTACGAATACCATAGAGCGCTTCAACGTCAATCACACCGCCGTTGCGGGCAGTCCACTCTTTGATTTTATTAGCTACGGTGGACAACACTTTGCGGTTGACGTCTGATACGCCAATCTTGGGGTTGTTTAGCTTGGCGTTGATGTCGCGAATGACGCCGTCAGTGTCTAACGGTTTCAAATTATTTGCCGCCAAACTGTCAGCACGGGCTTGTGCAAAACGAGCGCCTTCACCGTATTTAAGCGAGTCTTCTGCCGCTTTGGTCGCCACGCGTTCTGCTGCGTCTTCCATTTCACCGGTAAACTTCAGCCTATCTGCGCTGACGTTTGGCGACAAATCCGCTTGCGTTTTAGCGGCGTTAAGTCGTTGACGCGCAGCGGTAAACCGACGCACGTCATCCACTTTGTCAGCAGCAACTTTACCTAATGTAGCCGCTTCGTTTTCTAACCCTTGTTTTAGTTTGCCCGTGTTAGCCGCCGCCATATTTGTTTCGCGCATAGGCGTAGTAACGTCAGTCAACGCTTCTTTAGACTTGACCAAATTGTTCAGAATTTCTGTGTTGGTTGCGCCGCCTGCCAAATTGTTTAGCGTGTTTTGGCGGGTCTGCTCACGAAATTGATCTAGCTTAGAATAAAAGTTCTTGGTGTCTTTAACGCGCGCTAATTCCCCCAACGCTTGAATTTGATTGCGGTCAAGGTCAGCAAACAATTCCGCTGCGCTTAAGTTGCCTTGTCTGCTTCTTATCAGCGCTTCAATTTTTGGTAAATCTTCGCCAGCAGCTTCGCGTGCTATTTTGGCTGCAGATCGTTCAGCGCCACCGCTAAATTTATCAACAACATACCCACCCCCTGCCGCAATTGGCGTTAAGGGGTTAGTGTATTTGGCCGCAGTATCAAACCCTTTAACCAACTTGCTTTCTATCGGGCCTACTTCAGCAGTTTTAGTTATGGCGCGTGTGCCTTTACCTGCAAGTTTAGCCATTCCTGCGCCGCCGCTAAACACGGTGGACAGGTCGCCCAAAAAGCCAATTGGGTCTTCAGCCATTGTGCGTTTAAGCTCTTCAGTACCCCCAAATCGGTCGGCCAAATACTTTGTAAAATTGTCGCGGGCGGTTAACGCACGTTCACGGGAATCGCCGCCGTACATAAAGTTGGGGGTAACCGGCTCCATAAGACCGCCCACCAAATCACCTATGCCGGTTGTCGTTTGTATAGGGCTAGTTACCGCCGTAACAACATCCCCCACTACTTTTAACCCGCTTGCAGGCGCGTTGCGTATTGCGGCCATTGGCACTTCGCTTAACGCATAATTACGTGGGCCGGGGATTTCACTTGCAGTTTCAACGGTGGGTTCGGCAGTTCCTTCACGCGGATAGGTGTACGTTATTTCTGGCGACGACCCTTCCTGCTCTTGCGCGCGCGCTTGTTGGTACGCGGCGGCAACTTTTTCAAAGTCCGGCGTACCTTTCTTGTCCGCGTTTTTGACAATCCACGCCGCGTACTCTTCTGCTGTGGCCATTTTTATTTCCTTAAAACTGCATCAGCTGCGTCATACACCGAATTGTTAGGCGCAGCAGGCTGGTCATCTGCGTATGCCGCATCACGCCTTGATTTAAGATTAGTTTCTAACCGTCGTGCTTGGCTAACTACGCTTCTTAGCTGGTCTGCAAAATTGGGCGCGGCGGGGTCAATACGCTCAACAGCGTCTGCCACAATTTTCCACTCTTGCACGGCCATATTACCCAACTTACCTTCTTGTGACGCCAAAGATTTACCAACTTGCGTAACTTTGCCTTTAACACTATCAAGCAGTTGTTGCGCGGCACGAGGCTGACCGCCTGGTAAAGAAGGTATTAGCGCGTTATACCCAGTAATCCCCTGCAATCCTGGGTGGGGTTTAATTTTTTTCTTTTCGTTACCTAACAAAGCATCAACATTTTTTTCAATGTCGTCAGCCATATCTTTTGCGGACGTAATTTTAGCGTCGTCAGCAAGGCGATCTTTTTTAAGTTTTTGTTGCTGCACTGGCGAAAGCGGCTTATTGCTTGCGTCATAAGGTCTAAGCGGTTGCCCCTTGTCATCCGTAATTAAGCGGCCTGTTCTTGCGTCACGCATTTCTGGGCCGTTTTTCCCTTGCACCATTAAAGTCTGTACCGGTGCTGGGTTGTTTACCGATATGTTTGTAGCCTGCTTATTTGCTTTTTTCCAATCTAAAAAGCTACCTTTATAGCCTTCAGCTTTTGCTCGGCGCCATTCACGTTCCATTTCAGTTTCTTTTTGCTGATCCAAAAAGTCTGTAAAAGAACCTTCAAACCCAGCGTCTACGGCAGCTTGATAATCACGTTGCGCGGGCGTAGGTGGAGGCGCAGCAGCAGCTGCTGTAAATTTAACTTCACCTGTAACGGGGTCAATTAGCTGGCCGCCTGGCGCAATTGAAACAGGCCTGTCCGGCGACGTAAATATAACTTCACCAGTTTTAGGGTTGATTAATTGACCGCCGGGCGCGACAGATACTGGTTTTCGATCACCTTCGTAAATTACTCTGCCGGTAGGGGAAACCAAGTTTCCTTCAACAACAATAGGTTTTCCTTCGTCGCGCATAGCCGCAACGCGTTCTTTTAAGTCCATTAAACTCATGAGCGTTCTGCGTTGCCAATCCGGTATACCACTATCATCTGCGGGCAACCCCGCCCGCATCTTATTGGCTTGTTCTTCAGTTAGTTCGCCAGAAGTAAGTTTTCGTTCAATGTCAGATTGAATACTAGCTAAATCATCAAATCCAGCTATATCCGCAATTGCTTTATTTACTTTTTCTCGCGATATTTGATCTTTCTTTTGATCTAATTGAAACTCGCGCTCTTGAGTTCTAGCTTCCCGTTCCTCGCGTTGCGCAACAAAACCTTCACGCTTAGTTTGCTGATCCATAATGTCAGTCAAAAACCGAGGGGCTTTAGACGCTACAAGATTTAAATATTCTTGTGAACCAATTTTTATGCCTGGCGGCAAATTGCTGTGAATCTGCGCCAACGCGTTGCGTTGCAACGATAACTCTTCGTCATCTTTAGTTTTGCGCTTATATTCTTGCATTTGCAGCATATTCATTTGCTGCTGTTGGCGCGCGTTTTCTAGCTGCGATATAGCAGCCATTTGATTAATCGGCGACTCAATTTGAATGGGGCGAAACCCCATCGGTATACTTGTATCAATCTGTGCCATACTTAACCTTTAAGCTTTAGCTTTATACGCGTTAAGAAAATCCTGCCCTTGCGAATAATTTAAGTATTGCCCAAGACCGCTAGTTAAAGCGTTTGTCATACCCATATACCCCGACGCTCTAGCATTTCCAGCCCCAAGCGCTAAATCACTTAAGTTAGCCCCTAATTGCCCTGCAGCGCTACCTACTGTATTGGCGCTGGTTTGCCCCATGCCAACCAAACTTTGCAGTGGGTTTAACTTAGCTGCACGTTCCGCTTGATAACGGTTAAACGCGTTGGTGTATTCCTGTGATCCTAATTCTTGACCAAATTGAGTAATACCGCGCAGAGTATTGCCCGAACGTAGCATGCCGCCAGCAGCTTTTGACGCTTGTAAAGCTTTCAAACCTTCTCTAAACCTAAACCCAACGCCAGGATCTTTTTGGTAAGTGTCATAATCAAACGGCGAGTAATAAGACGCAGAAACCAAATCGGGCAGCGCGTTATTACGCACGTCGATCATAGGTTGTTGCAACTCAACTTGTTTGTTAAATTGACGTCGCTGTTCAGCTGCTGCTGTTCTTGCAGCCTTTTCTTGCGCGTTGGCGGCTTTATTTGCGCCGTATGCGCCTACTACGGCGCTTCCGGCGATAGCTGCGGCGACCCAAGTCATAGCGTTACTCCTTCAATTAAATCTGTTTTGACGTTATTGCGCGCGTCAAACAACGCGGTGAGGTCGGGCTCTAATAACTCAACCTCAATCTCGTCTAAATCTGTTTTGTCTGTACGGTGAATCGTGATGCCAATTGAATCTGTTACCGCCATTGTGACGCGTTTGGTGCCGGGCTGTGATTCAACTACATCGCCGGGCAATAAAGTAATCATACCGTTTTCAGTCCACGCCACAATTTCGCCCATAGCGCACAAAAAGAAATGCGGCTCTTTATGCACTTTGCCAACAATCAAAGTGCCCGCAGGGCGGAACACCTTACGCATGTACATGCCCGGCGAAAAGTGATGTTCTGTCACAAGTTCAGCTTGCGGCATTAACGCCATCTCAGCTTGCAAACGGTCGATTTGCTCGCGGTTTGGTACAAAATGTTCAGTAATTTCGTTCACACCACCACCCATCGTGACCCACTGGCCACCGTAACCGTTGTGCCGCTGGCTATCGTAATTGGCCCGGCTGACATGCCGGACGTGCCGGCGGCAATCGTGTAGCTGACATCAATAGTTAAACTATTGACAAATATGCCGTTGCCCGCTACGAAATGCTCAGATGTTAATTCACCAGTGCTAGGTTTGTACAGATATTTGGCGTTGCTGGTATAGATTGTGGACAGCGCGCCAGAGGTCGCAGCAGCAAACGTCGGGTAGACGTTCGTGGCTGTTGTCGTGTCGTTCGTAATCGTTGCGCCCGAGCCGGTCGGCAGCGCCCAAGTCGCTGTCGTGCCATTCGATGTCAGCACATACGTATTGGCACCAATGGGCAGGCGAGTCGAGCTGTTGGCACCATTACCAAGGATCAGATCGCCCGTGCTGGTGACTGGCGACAAGGCATTAAATGCTGCGCTTGCCGTTGTCTGGCCCGTGCCACCGTTGGCAATCGGCAGCGTGCCTGTCACTTGCGTGGTCAGATCCACACCACTTAGCGTGCCACCCAGTGTCAGACTACCGCTGGATGTGACCGTGCCGGACAGGCTAATGCCGTTGACCGTACCGGTGCCAGAGACGCTGGTGACCGTGCCCACGTACTGGTCGTTGGATGTGATCGTAAAGTTTGGGTACGTACCGCTGATGCTGGTTGTGCCCGCGCCGGTTAACGCCACTACTTGGTCAGGCAGCGTGTTGGTAATCGTAAAGCTGGGGTACGTGCCGGACGTGCTGATGCCTGTGCCGCCCGTTAACGACACCGTCTGGTCAGGCGCCGAGTTGTTGATGGTCACCGCCACTGAGCCATCGTAAGTTGTGCCGACACTGTACGAGATGCCCGTGCCTGCAGTCAGCGCGTTAGCCACGCTGCCCGCTTGGCCGCTGATGTTGCCGGTAACCTTGCTGCCTGCAATCGACGTAATCCACGTAGGGTCAGCGTATGAGCCTGTCGTATAGACGCCGTTGGTGACCGTGGCAGCGTTGCCGGTGATGTCGATACTCCAAGTGCCTGTAGCGCCTGATCCCGTTGTGCTGGGCACACTCAGGTTAGTACGAGCCCCTGCCGCAGTGGTAGCACCTGTGCCGCCGTTATCGACGTCTAGGGTTCCTGCTAGGGTAATCGTGCCGGATGTCGTAACAGGCCCACCAGAGGTTGTTAAACCTGTCGTGCCGCCGGAGACGTTGACCGAGGTGACCGTGCCAGACCCACCACCGGTGTTGGCCTTGTTCAGCAAATTTAGGAAAAACCGATACCAATCCCGCGATACCATGCCTGTCCGGTCATCGGTAATCGGCGACTGGTTCTTGGGTATCTGCGGTTCGTTATCTGGGTTAGGCATTGGTGCCGGTCAATGCAAGTTCGGCACCCATGATGGCGATCTTGACGGGGTCGGTGCCCGACACCTCGTACACGCGGTCACGCAGCTTGTTGGTCATACCCAGACGGCGCCAGAAAGCTCTGAAGCCGTAATTGCCCATCTTGCCCATGCCAGCCCACTTTTCGTTCGACCATGTGTGACCGCCGTCATCTGAGAAGCGCAGCATGACCTGCGGGTCGTTGCCTTGGCCGATGACCAATCCAACACCTGTCTCGCACTCAAGCTGCAGCGCATGCTGGGCAGTACGCTTTAAGTTGTTCTGGCCGGTAGGCAGCGCCCGCCATGACCGCAGCCATTTCTGTGGCAGGTTGTCGTCAGCGAACACGTCCAAGTCATACGCGTAAATTTTGCCGTTCTGAAAGTCACCCACCACCACTTCGTTGTTGAAGAACATCTGGCAGTTGGCACGGTGACGGATGAACTGGCCGTTGGCAAACCCGGCACGCTCATGCCAGGCTTGGGTCGCCACATCAAACACCCAAGTCTTCTGGGCGGTCGGGAAGGTCAACACATAGAAGGCATGGCCGTCTTGCTGGTAGGTAAACGCAATCGCGTCTGAGATCGTGCCGTAGCTCTGGATGGCGTACTCAACCGCGTGGGTTGAGATGCGCTGGCCAGTGTAGCCTTGGGCACGGAACACCACGCCTTGGCCACGGGCATCCGACCCCAACCAGAACAGCGAGTTGTCCATCTTAGCGACCGAGAAGGTCGCAGCGCAGCCGATCTCGTTGACGGCACCTTGGATGCGAGCCAGCGGGAAGGGCGTTGTGCCGGCGTCGTACCAGACCTCAACGGACTGGGTGCCGAACAGCCACACCTCACGGTGGTCGACAAACAGCGATATTAGCCTGTCTGGCATGCCTTCTGCGCTTGCAAAGCTCAGGGGGTCAATCTGGGTGCCATCAAGCAGCTCAGACGTCCAGAAGCGGTCTGAATTGGGTTCCTGAAAGATAAAGTAGCCGTCCAGATAGCCGACAGTCACCGCGCCTGGGAAGTCGACGTCGGTAATCTCAGCGTACGCCTCAGTTGCCGCGTCGTAGATGTACCCGTCAGGGTTGGCCGCAATGAAGAGCTGCGTGCCGTTATCGACCATCGACACGGGGCCAGTACCCGACACACCACCGATCGGTGTGACCGTCCAGTTGGTGTCGATGCGGTAAAGACGTGCGCCTGACACGGCGTAGGCGTAGTCACCGTAAGACCACAGACCACGGATGGGGCCGGTACCAACGGTTGCCAGCCTGCGCAAGCCCGGCGCGCGGTTTAAGTACGCAGGCTCCATGCCTTCCGGTGCCGGTGTGGCTTCGGGGTACAAATTTACGCACCTGCTGTCGGCGGCGTTTACTGACCGAGCAACGTACGACTGGCCGAGGATAGGTGTTTTCATTTAACACCCTTTATGGTAAACTCAAATTCATGATTACCGCTGACCATATCCGATCTATTCTTGACTATGACCCAGAAACTGGCGAATTTGTCTGGAAAGCGCATAGCCGCCGCCCTGATCTTGTCGGTAAACGTGCGGGCAGCCCAACTAACGCGGGTTATTGGGCTATTGCAATTAACAACGAAAAAAAATTGGCTCATCGGCTTGCGTGGGTGTACATGACAGGCAAGTGGCCGTTGTTTCACGTAGACCATAAAGACGGAAACAAACAAAACAATAAGTTTAGTAATCTTCGAGAAGTATCTCGTTTTGGCAATTTGCAGAATATCCGAAAACCAACAAAAGCTAATAAATCTGGTTTCTTGGGTGTTTCCGCGCATCAAGGAAAATGGCGTGTGCAAATTATGGCAAACGGCAAACGCATCCGCGAAAGTGGTTTTGATACGCCCGAACAGGCGCATCAAAGATACTTGGAGCTGAAGCGATTGCATCACCATACTTGCACCATTTAAAAGTTAATTAAACATACTTAGTAGTTGCCAGCGTAGATGTTGTAACGCTGGTGGGTTGCAACCAGCGCGTAAGGCATCGACATCACGTCGTCTGGGTTGTTGATGCGCTTCAAATTGCGTTTGGACGTCATGGCAATTCGAGTGACTTGCGGCATAGGCTCAACACCAAACTCGTTGGCAATTTCCATCGCCAAGTTGTACTTGAACGCCCGCAGATAGCCTGGCGGGAACGACAAGACGGTGTTTAAGGTCGCCGGCTTAGTCAGCTCTTGCACCGACACAAAATGCCACTCCAAAAGCCTTGTGGGCTTCGGATAGATGGTCATGGTGATGTCGGGGAACGTATTGTTGACGAACATGACCTGCGGGTAAGTGCTGGTCACGGTCTTGACCGCAATGCCGTTGTATTGCTGCTGGTTAATCAGCTTGATGCCGTAAGACACATTGGTCTGCGGATCACGAAAGTACGTCGAGTCGTCAATCAGAATAGGACGATTGCCGACAAAGTCGCCGGTGGGACCCAACGTGCGGGTGATCTCGTCGGTCGGCCAGTTAAAAATCTGGTCTTCCGTACAGAAGACGGCCAGACGCTCAGTATTCCACGAATCAATCATTTGATTCATGGCGTTCAAGGCATCTTGAGCAGCCTGCGGAGAAGGTTCCTCACCTTCGGCCAGCTGGCCAATCAGCCGGAGTGCTGCCTTGATCTGGTCGAAAGCGGTTGCCATGCAGGCTCCTTATTCTACTGCCACAACCTCTGCAGGCGGGCGGCTACGACGACGTTTGGGTTCCAGTTCGTTGACTGGCGCCGCTGCTTCGGGAGCCGAAGGCGTGTCGGGATTATACCGCTCCCAACCGTTTTGTTCATCATATTCAGCCTCCATCGCCATATTAGCGATTTTGGTGCCGTGAACAGCATGTCGTAGGTAAATTGTCATAGTTTTTAGTAGGGGCCGAAGCCCCTACAAAGTTACACGCAGTGAATCAACGCAAAGTTAAGTACGACAGCTTCTGACAAAGAGCCGCCAGAAATGTTACGCACAGTAATGGAAACTGACCCTGCACTTAGCCCAGACACCCAGCAGTTGTAAGAACCTGCAGTAGCTCCGGCAGCTATATTCAGAATAACAATATCGTTAGCGCTAATAAGTGAGTTGTTCAGGGTAAACGTGACGTTGGTTGTACCTGCCAACGCAGCGTTATTCATTGTAATTTGACCGGCAGCCTTGTTCAACGTAACGGCTGTTGATTTGCTAGTAGCTTGCGTTACTGTACCTTGAGCAGCAGCGGTGTAGCCAAACTGTTCGTCAGACAGAATGTACTGGGCACCGACGATGTCTTGGTCTGTATACGCAACACCAATAGGTTTCGTATTAGACATAATTTAGCCTTTTAAAAAACACCCCGCCGTAGCGGGGCAATTAGTTAGGATACGGCGCCGTACTGCCACTTAGTGCCGTCAGACACAAACAGCTTGCCAGCGCCTGTTGCGTTGCTGGTGATGCCGAGTGAGCCTGCAGGTGCAGTGGTAGTGGTGCTGTTTGCGGTGATTGCGGTAGCCAGACCGTGAAACTCAACGCCGCCAGCAAAACGAATGATAGTGCCGCCGACAGCTTTAGCTGCTGAAGTATTGCCGTCGGAAAATTGATAGGCGTCGCCGCCATTAGGAATTGCCATGATAATTTCCTTTCAAATAGATTCAGTAATGGGGGCCGAAGCCCCCACCAGTGCTTAGCCCCAGATACGGCAAGCCATTTGCGGACGGATTGTGCTGTAGCCGTACAGAACGTCGATACGGCAAGGCAGACGGTCATTGTTGATGTCGTACTGACGAACAATACGCATCGAAATGCCGTTGTGGACTTGGCGAGAAGCCATGTCAACGCCTTGAGGCATCAGCAAGTCCGCGGTCGCGAATGTGATCGCATCTTTGTGGTAGACGAGGTTCTGTGCGTACTGGCCAGTAGCCGAGCCAACCATAGTCACAGCAGCGCCCGAAGCAGGCAGTGCGGACACGGTAGCCAAAGCTTGCGAAGCCGAATACAGCGCTGGGTAGATCGACAGAGTTGCAGTCGAAGAGCCAGTAGCAGCGGCAGTCACAACGAACTGCTGCAGCGAACCAGTCGATTCACGGGTCTGTGGGTTAACAGCGTACACGTTAGCGATAGTGAACACGTCGCCGACATTCCATGTCTTAGACGAGCCAGTAAAGCTGATTGGCAGGGTGGACTGACCTTCAGTTGTGACAGTTGAAGTCACAGTGATGGTGGTGCCCCAATCGCCGTTGGTGTGCTGCTTGATCGACTGAGACATGTTGACTTCGTCGAAGCCCAGCACGCCGGTGCCCATCATGCCGTTCTTGAACTGGCGGCTGATAGTGTCGGTTGGGTTAAACAGACCTTTCATGCCTTCAACCAGACCAGCGTTAGCAGCTGGGTTAACAGTTGCGTAGCGTGGTGACATCACAGCTGCGTTTTCGTTCAACTTCTGCTGAGCTTGCAGCAGAACGAGCGAAGTCGAAGGTACGGTGCCAGGCGTGCCGACCGAGTTACCAACGTATTTGTATGCGTTAGCAACGTCAGCATCAATGCTGGAAGCCAGCTGAGAAATACGAGGCTTCAGAACACGCTCTGCAAAGTCATCCAACTGCATGGTAAGTTCGGCGGAGGTGAAGTTCACACCGATGTGCTTTTGCGAAGCCACGGTCAGGGTGGTGAACTGTTCGTTGTCGTCCTGAACTTGCAGGGCGGCGCCGTCGGTCACCAGAGCGCGGTCTGGTAAACGAATACGCAGAGTCGAGCCAATTTTTGCGCCTTCAACGGCGAAAGAGTCGTCGTACTGACGGTTAACGTTACGAGTGATTACCAGGTTGTTCTCGAGGATTTCGAGAGCCTTACGGGTAATCATGTCGATGGTAAGAATCGAGTTTGCCATGATTTATATCCTAAAAAAAGTTAGCGGTTACGTTGGGCTTCCCACTTCTTCATCTGACGCTGGCGATCCGCCTCAATCCACTCAGACGTAGTCATGTTCTTGATAGAACGTGGGTCAGTCGTGTCATAAGACGGCGCTCCAGAGCCTCTGCCTGATATAGGCGCGATGGGTGGTGGTGCGCTTGTCGTTTTTCTTAAAACCGGCTCAGAAGCCATTTTGGCTTCAATTTTGCCAATCTCTTTGGCCTGTAATATGGGCGACTTCAGTGCGGCAATGCGGGCGGCTTCTTTCGGGTTTGAGCCAAGATAATACGCAATATCAGGGCCAATATCCGATGCTTGAATTGTCTCAGCCATCGCAGTCGAAATTGGCAGCTTGGGGTTGTAGGCGACTTGTTCAAAGTCGTCATACTTACTCCGCGCGTCCTCTTCTCGATCGTGATACGCATCAAGAAAATCCATCTGTTGCCGCTCAAGTTCCCGTCGAGCCAACAATTCTTCTGCTTTGCGTTCCGCTAGTGCATCAGCGTAGGCATCGACAGAATCAAAATTTTCGACCGGCGGTAACTCTGCAGCTGTAGGTGCGGGTTGTGCCCTACGAGTCTGCTCGCGTTCCCACTTACGTTGCTCTCTTGCAAGCCTTTTGCCTACGATTGCATCCAGCTCTTCTTGTGTGAAGGTCTTGGTCTGCTGTTCGTTTGGCTGTTCATTCTCCGGCGCGTTTGCTTCTACAGCTACAGGCTCTGCCGTCGGTGCCTGTTCTGGCGCGGGTGAATCCGCTAACTGATTTTGCATCTCTTCAGACATTGTCGATTCCTAATGAATCCCTGACGTACCGCGTCAGTTCGGTTTACAGCAAGATTACTCGTAAATTACTGTTGCAGCAACTGTTCCGCTAATCGCCACATAAATGCCGTTCTTGGCGTACGCGCCATCAAGCGGCAGCAGGTACGACGTTGCGCCAACTGGCGTAAACGTACCCAAGATAGTGGTGGTTGTGGTTGCTGCAGGCGAATCGTAAACCGTGATGGTCGGCGTGCTGGAGGCCGAACTGACAAAGATACCCTTGAGCTTGCCAGCCATTGGTTTAATGTTGGCCGAAGCCGTGATGTAGGTGTAATTTGCCATGTTTTACCTCAAGCAAGGTACTTCAGTTTATAGAGCGTTGACATGTACAGACCTTCAATTTCATCGATAATGTTGTGGATTGCAGTGCAATCCTTATCGACAACCTTGTAGCGCACGGAGTGTATTTCTTCCAGCTGGTCTTCCAAAAACTCCACCACGTTGGTAGTCTTTTTGGCTGAGTGCAGCGAGATCGGGCCAATCAGACCGTACTTACCCTGATAGGCTTCCGCAAACGTGTCGGCCAGATCAATCACGCCGTCGTAAAACTTTTGCAGCGCCTTGTGTTTTGCATAGCTGCGGGTGTTCAGATGCACCGAATGCGTGACATCCCGCGCCAAAAACAGCATCCCTACAAAATCAGCGGCTTTCATAATTGCGGCTCCTGCGGCGGCATATTCATCATTTCGGGCGGCATTTCAGCCGATTGCGGTGGAATCATACCCATTTCTGGCGGCATTTGCTGCATTTCCGGTGGCATTCCACCCATTTCGCCGCCCATTGGTGGCTGGCCACCCATAGGCATCTCGCCTGGCAACTCGAGGCCACCACCTTCCATGACCAAGTCGCCGGCGGTCATGACGTCGCGCAGCGTTTGCATGACGACTTCTTGCACTTGCTCGGGGTTCATGGCGCCAGAGACAGCTGACAGACGTTGCGTCTCGGCTTGGTACGCCTTGATCTCGGCCTCGAAGTTCTTGCGCTCCAAATCCTGCACTTCGATCGACTTGTCGACGTTTTGCAGCATCTGATGCAGCTGATCCAGCTCCTGCGCCATCGCTTCCATCTGCTGCTTGGCTTGCTGCATTTCGGGCGACTCGTCGCTGTCTTGCATGATCTTCGGATCGATAATCTTCTCGAACCGTTTTGCCATCTCTTGAGCGCCAGGCCAGTCCATGTTCTTGATGAACAGGTCGCCGGCGACTTGCCAGAGCTGCGGGTTCGATTGCAGGATCATACCCATCGCATCCAGTGCTTCCTGACGCTTGGTCAGGTACGACGGGCCGGTGGTGACCACAACGTCGTACTTACCGACGTTGGGGTTGTATATCTTGTCGATGACGATGTCAGGATTGTTTGCATCCCGAATCTCACGCACAGGTTCTGGCTGCATGGGGTTCAGCTTAACCATGTCGGTTTCGCCGTCCACACCGATGATGCGAGCCACACGCTGGGTGTCGTAAATCTTAGGAATCAGGTCGACCAGCTGGCGCGTTACGTGCCTAACAGCGCGTGCCAGATTGTCCACGTAATGATAAGTGCCAGTGTCAGACTGACGCTCGCGCGCCATAATCGCCTTGCCCGAACGCTCATTCGATGTCGCTCCCAAGCTGGTGTCGTACTGACCGGTGGTGGACTTGATGTCGTCTGACGCGCCCATCTTGGCCTGAATCAGACCGGTCTGCGGTAGTGGTGGCGCTGCCCTCTGGGGCAACGGCAGGACAGCTCCCGAGCCGTCAGTCACGTCCGGATTGACCTCCAGATACGGCCAGTTCTGCGTGTTGGCCGTCTTCCACTGCATCTCGTAGCCTTCAAACTGGCCACCGTAACCAATGAACGGCGCTTTGGGTGCCAAGGCCAGCATCTCAGCCTCTTGGCTCGTCCAGTAGTTGTACATGCGCTGGGCGTCTTTGGCGTTACGCACCAGACCTGAGACGTACAGCTTACCGTCGACCTCAAACTCGTTACCGATAACGCGAATGATGGGGATAAACCGACCAGCCCAATCCTGCTCTTCCAACATCTCGTAGCCGTTGGTCTTGCACCACTTGACGCGTTTGGCGTTGACCTCACGGGTGCGGATCGGCTTGATGCCCATCTGCTTCATCTGTTTGGCCTCGGGCGAACCCTCGAAAGCCGTCACGTTGCCGGGGTACAGGTGCAGCGTAGCCTTGTCGTACTCGATGTAGTAATACTCAGCAATCCTCACGGTGTCCTGGTTGATCCAGACTGAGATCGACTGGTCGCCCACGCCTTGCGCTTGCAGGGTCGAGATAGGGCTTGCGTCTGGGAACATGCGCTCGTACTCAGCGCGCTGCAGGTCTTCGGTGACGAAGCACCACTTGGCGTCTGCACCGCACGGGTCTTGGATCGTCGGATCCATGTAGACGGAGAACGAGTTGCGGATGCGTGCGATCTTGATGTCCTGATCGAACGTGTCGTCGTCGCAGTATTCCGTCAGGATTCGGATGTAACCTTCGCCGTAGCTGACCTGGTTTTCGCAGGCGGTGTCGTAGGCGACGTCGGCGTCAGAGATGTACTCGATGTGCCTGACCATGCCGTTGTAGATTTCGGCGACTTCTGGGTCGGCGTTGTCGTCAGCGGGTATAACTTTGCCGCTCGGACGGTTTTGTCTTTGGTCATTGGTGACCTGTCGTACGTGTTGCGGCAGCTTGTTGATCGTCAACGTTGGGCGTGCATTGATCGTTTGACCTTGCACCGCACCACGGGTTGACAGCACGTCAGCTGGCCACTGCCAGTGGTTGTCGGGTGACCCAGCGTAAAATCGGAGGTCGTCCAGCTCGTCTTCCCGGCTCTCAGACAGCGCCGAAATAGCCATTTGCAGGCGTTTTCGCATGGTCGACAGCACATCTTGCTTGTCTGTGCTGATGTCGTCGGGCGGCGGATTACCGCCAATATCGGCGACTTTTGCTGCCTTATTTATGCCGGTATAGTCCATTTATTTCATCTTTTTCGCGGGTTTTGACGCTGCGCGCTTGGTTGCGTACGCGATTGCCACGGCCTGTTTGACCGGTTTGCCCGATTTTACCTCGGCTTTGACGTTTTCTCGGAATGCTTTTTCCGATTTCGACTTAACCAGTGGCATGTTACTTCCCCTTTTTAGCCGTTTTAGCCGATTGCTTGAAGTCTTTGGCCGTTGGTGCGCCTGGCGAGCCGGGTTTACGCATCTTTTCGCCGCTTCCGGCCTTAATGCGTGCTTGTTTTGCGTGAATGTTTGCGTACAGTCCTGGTTTAGTCGCCATTTTTAGCACTTCCATCGTTTGAGCGCCGCTTTGGCGCGTTCACCGTCTTTCGCGTTCGCTGCAACGGCACCCATTCTGGCGCAGAACGACTTCTTTCTGCCCTCGTCCGCTTTCGTCTTCGGGTGCGGTGCCGGCGCCTTCAAGTTCGAGCCCGTCTCGCGGTTGTACTTCTCCCGCCCCTTGGCCGTCAGGCCCGCGCCCTTGCTGACCGGCAGCTTCTCGCCTCTTCCGACGCTCAGTGACACGCCTTTCTTAGCCATTTACGCTCCTAACCAGCCAGTTGCTCCCGTCATGCGGGGCGTGTAGCCATCATTGCGCCGTGAGGCGCGCTCAAAACTTGACTCTCGGCTCGCCATCGGGAACGCGAACGTCACCGCTAGGGCGTCGGCTGCGTCCGGTGAGGCCAGCCCGCGCGACTTCATCTCTTTCTTGCCTTCCAAGTAGATCGTACCCGACGAGTCGGGCTTCTTCATGGGGCCAGTCAGGTCGGCTTTGAGCTGCCTGTCGTTGGGGATGCTGGCTGTTCGTAGCCAGTCCTTCATCGCACCCCACATTTCGGCTCGCTTGTTGCCGTACATGACCGGTTTGGAGGACTTCCAACCGAAGTTCACTCCCCGCACCTTGTATCGCTGTTCTTTTAATCTGTCAAGTATCCCGTAGCCCAGACCACCCTCGTCGATGACGGTTAGCGCAGGCCGGTACTCCTCGATGGCGTCGATCACCCGACCGACGGTCGTCATGGTGTCCTCGCCGTGGTAGCGCTTGATCGCAATCAGATCCCGTCCTTGTCGAACGACGATGACGGTCGCATCCGCGCCGCCTCGAGCTGGGTCAACGCCGATAACAATTGGCGCCGTCTCATCCTTGTATTTTGGCCGACTGGCGGCGTCGTCGAAAGCACTCGCACCAATAAACTGATCTTCGCCAGCTGATGGAAACTCTCCGTAGACCTCAACCCTAGCCTGCGGCGAATCCTCGCCATACTCCGCAATGATCTGCTCATATATCTGCTTGTCCGTGTCTTCGACTGTCCGTGAGTCGATATTCTCTGTCTGCCAGAAGTTGCGCTTGGCGTGAAAGCACTCGTAGAAGTAGCCTTGGTTGCGCCGTGGGTTACTGAACGCAAACCAATACCTGTCCAGTATGGGCTCGGTGAAGAAGCCCGCACCGACCGACCAGATGGCGTCCGGAATACCGGAGGCCTCGTCGAAGATCAGCATCATGCCGTCATGGTTGTGGACACCGGCGTAGCTGTCCGGGTTTTCTTCCGACCAGAGCTTACCTTCCGCTGCCCAGTACCGCGTGCCCTTCTTCAAGTCGCGCTCGACCAATTCAGTGAGCCACTTGGCAGGCGTCAGCTTGGTTGCGCTGATCTCCCACCAGTGGTTGTTAATCACCATCGCCTGCCACTTAGTCAGCTCACCCCATGTGACGGAGCGGAGCTGGGCTTCGCTGTTGGCGCTGACAATTACGGAAGAGCCGATGCGGGTGGTCAGCATCCACAGGACGAGCCAGCTGACTAGCGCGGACTTACCAATCCCTCGGCCAGACGCAATTGCCTGGCGCAGGGCGTCCATGTCCATCTGACCTCGGTTGTTTCGGATGTGCGTTGCGATGGTGCGCAGTATCTTGCGCTGCCAAGTGCGCGGGCCTTTGAACTTGGCCAGCGGTGTGTTGGGTTGCCCCCACGGGAAGGCGAACAGCACGAATGCTTCCGGGTCGTCAGCGATAGTCGGCGCCCAGAGGCGCGCCATCAGGAGCTGCTCGCCCTCGGCGTCATAGATCGGCTGTTGCGCCATTAGTTAGTCTTTCGCAAATAGTTCAGGCCGTTCCCAATTGCGGCGCATTTTTTCTAGTTCTGGGTACTTTGTAGCTAGTCTGTCTATCGTATCTAATTGGCGGCGCAAAGTACGGGTGGACATATTTTTTTCTGCCATCTGCCGTGCTGGGGTTGCGGTAGCAAAATATTCGTTAATAATTTCGTAAGGGTCGGTTTGATCGCGTACCGAAGGCAATTCGCTAAGACGTATGTCAGTCATCATGTCTTCAAATCTATCGCGCGGCATTTGGTCTTTTAATTGTTTTGCAGGATGCGTGCGAAGTTTTTTCCCCGGCGCCAAATTCATACGTGCGTGTGAAGATTCGTGCAGCATAGTGTGCAACGCATTAAGCGTCTGTTCGGTCGTGGTGTCGCTGCCCATACCAATGTAACCATATTTACCGTAAGGTTCCATTAACATAGTGTTAACGCCGTCAGGGGCAAGCGCAATTGTGCGTTTAAAGGTGTCAAATTCACCGGCATTAGTTTCGCCGCGCGGCATAAAGGTTGTTACTGTTGCTGGTGAAGTGGCTACATACTCGGGAAACTGCGCGCGCATTAGTTCTGGCAGCAAAGCAGAATAAACATTAAGCGCGGCTTTGCGGCCTTTTTCTGGGCTACCTACGCTTTTAAACGCGTACAGCCTTTCGTAAGGCGACATGTTTAGCGCATTAGCTGGCGTGGGTGCGAGCGCGTTCGTTGGCTGTGGCATTTTCCAGATACTCCGGTTTCTGTTCGGTGATCAGCCCATCGATGACGCGTTCCTGCGCCTGTTGCAGCGCCTGCGTGATGCTGATCTTGTTCGTGATGTCCACGCTGATCTCCTGACGTGCTGTCCAGCCGTGGACGTGCTGCAGGATAGCCAGCGCCGCTTTGGCGTCGCCAGACCGGGCAGCTTCTCTCAGGTGGGCGCTGGCCTCGATCTCGGAGTCAGCGCGGCCCTTCATCGCAGCCATGTCCGCAGCAGGATCCAGTTCGCACAGCTGCCTAAACTCGGTGGGCAGCATGCCAGCAGCCAGCGCTAACGAGTCGCCTTTCAGTCCAAGCGCAGCAGCGTCATAGATCGCCTGGAGGCGTGACTCAGTCGCTTCCACTTTACGCGGGGTGAATGGGATTGATTTGAACATGGCTGCATATTAGCGCATTTGTGGGTCATGTTGGTTACCCACAAATAGTTGAATTAAAAAAATAAAAAAAATTGTTTGCGGAACCTCCGTTTTCGAGACCGGCCAGCCGCCGGCCCCCCACCCCCCAGGTTAGTAAGCACTCACTTACAGTTGCTAGGCTGACAAGTTAGTAAGCACTAACTAACCAGGTTAGTGAGTACTCACTAACGGTTGCTAGCCTGGCAAGTTAGTGGTCACTAACATATCAGGTTAGTGGTCACTAACTATTAGCAAACTGCTATCAAATCTGTGGATAACTTTTTTGTTGCCATTTTGAGATGTGGGTCATGTGGGTTATTCTCGATGACCCACAATTTTTCTGTTTAAAATCAAGGGTTTAGGGCGTTTTGCCCTTTTTGCGCCAGAAAAAAGCCCTTTAAAATCAAGGGTTTAAAGCGTGGGTCATTTAGGGCCCTTTTTTTCAAGTCGTCGGCTGCGTACGGCGTGGGGCATGGGGGGCTATACAGCAAACTACTGTATAGAACTACTGTATAAAATATAAATTCTAGCTTTACAGATTTAATGACCCACATGACCCACAAAATGCCAAAAGCTAGTAGCAGACTAGGTTATCGCGTGGGTCATCCGCGCCATTTTCATGACCCACAAACTGCCCAAATGACCCACAAAAAAACCCAAAAATAAATGCAAAACATTCCTTGACATTTATTTTGTTGTCGCTATAATGGTGTCAGCAGTAAAACATTGTGTAGCAAAATAACTGCCTATTTTTTAAGCAAACCGGAGAAAAACATGAACTTACTTAGTGAAAAGTTATATCAGCAAGCCGCGAAAAAAGCCGCCGCCGCGAAGAAAAACGCGACGCATACTGTTGACGGCAAAAAATACAATCTGGAATTTGACGCACGCGGATGGTTTTACTGCGTCACGGATGAAAACGGCGAATGGGTCGTTAATATCAATTCGAAACAAGCCGCCGAAGCAAAACGATTCTTGACTAAATGGCTCACTAACTGAAAGGCTAATCAATGAAACCCACCATTCTCGAAATTGCTTGCGCCATGTTCGGCTTTGCATCGCTCGCAGTATTTGTTTTTATGTGCCTTGCTTATTAATTAACTAGGGGAACCGGCCAATGAAAATCTCTGTTACTTCAAAACTTGACGGCGTGCGCTCATGGTCTCTGCAGGCACTCGAAACTTGCCCGGGCTCGATAGCGGCGCCTGGCCAGCTGGTCGACGCCTGCGCAGGATGCTACGCCACGACCGGCAACTATAGGTTCGAGAATGTCAAAGCGCCGCGCAGGCACAACAAGGAAGACTGGCAGCGGATCGAATGGTGCGACGATATGGCACGCGAACTAGCCAAAGATACGCACTTTCGCTGGTTTGATTCGGGCGATATGTACACGCTCGCTTTGGCCGAAAAGATTCTCGAGGTTATGCGTCGCACGCCATGGGTGAAACATTGGCTACCGACACGGATGCACAAGTTTCCGAAATTTCGGCAAGTATTGTCCGAAATGCAAGCGCTGAAAAATGTATGCGTGCGGTTCTCGAGCGATTCAGTGACGGGCCAGTACACAAAAGGTTTGCACGGTTCCGTCATTATCCCGACACCCGACGATGTCAAGCGCGGTATGACGCTCTGCGGCGCATATGACAATGGCGGCGCTTGCGGCCCGTGCCGTGCCTGCTATGACAAGCGCGTCAAGGTGATTGCTTACCCTGCGCACGGCGTCAAGATGAGCAAAGTGATCCGCATCAAATTGGCCGCTTAATAGGGGAAAACATGAGAACGATAACCGCAAAATATACTGGCACATGCGCCGCTACCGGCGCGCGCATACTGGCCGGCGACCTGATCCAATGGTCTAAGGGTCGCACGGTGCTATTAGAACGGCGCCGCACGGCCGTCGACACAATCACGCTCTACGGCGAAAGCGGCCCGCAAACGTACTACCAGAATGCGCGCGGCCGGTGTATTGATGCGCCGTGCTGCGGGTGTTGCACCCTATGAGCGGCCGGTATCGCCTGCAATATGGCCGGCTGGATGACTTTGGCGCCGTCATCCAGTGGCTAGATTACCCGCCGGCCACTGGCCGGTATATCACACGGCGCGTGCCACTACCGGCGCGCGCGGTTCCTACAATCGAGACGCATGGGAGGGCTTTATGGTGAAAACGTATCGTTTTGAGTGCGTATTACATATGCAAGCCGATAGTAAATCGGATGCCTGGCAAGAGTTACGCGAAGAACTAGAGTTTTTATCTAGTCAATTTGGAAACATAATTTCATTCACAATTGAGAATTGTGATTTAACAGAGGAGGATTAACACAATGGCAAAACTTAAAACCGCGATCCTACGCGCGCAGGAAACCGCCGGTTTCATTGGCTCGAATGAATCACTACTCTGGAAAGCCAGAGACGCGTTAACGGATGCAATCAATAATCGGGAAATTGACGGCGGTTTACAGAGCGCCGAATTCGCTCTGCAGGCAATCAATACCTACCTTTTGGAGACTGAACTATGCAAACAGTAAAAATCGACGGCACCACCTACAAAGTGAAATTCGACCGTGACCCGCTCGAGCTGGCCAAAGCGGCGCGCAAACCGTACAAGCAAAAGAAACCGAAAGATATCCGAAAGTTTCCGGTCCGCTCGGACCTGAGCACGGCTGAATACGTGCGCCAATATGATGCGCTCAATTTCCTGCAGCCGGTCCAATATTGGCCCGAATTGAACAGCGAAAGCACTGCGCAGTATGACCCGACAATCCCATTACTCGAGGAAATAACAGAATGAAAACGCATACTGACACCAGCGCGCCCCATTGGCCGCAGCATCTCTGGCCGTACACTTACACGCACGGAGACACCGAATTGCTCTGCTTCGTTGACTGGGAGCCAGGTGATCGCTCAGTCGGCTACTCAGGGGCCGCCTGGCTCATTCACGCTTACGCTGGCGGTGTGGACGTGGTCGATCTACTCAAAGACCATATCATCCGCGATATAGAGGGGGAAGCCGCATGTTCGCTTTCATTGGATTGATACTTGCAGCCTTGCTGGCTGTTGTGCTAGGTTTATAGCGCGCGCACTCTCCACGCGCCGGCCATTGTGGCCGCTCTTCGGTTGCCCGTCAGGATCACCCCTGACGGGCTTTTTTATCATTTGACCAGTCGCACCGCTGATGGTGCCGGTGTTTCCTCGACCATGCGGCGCAGCTCTGACTTTGTGGCCGACTTGGCCAGCTCTGGCGCGCAGATGACGTGCTTGCGGGCATCGAAGTCGCGCGATCGCAGCCGCCCCATGTCGACCCAGCCGGCTTCTTTCAGCGCGTGCAAGAGTGCCTGCTGAACGACTCGCGTGCCCATCGGCGCCCCACCCTGCAATCGATCGCAGAGGGTATAGAACGGCGCGGCCACTACGCCGGTCGAGAATTCGCCCAAGCGGCGCTCGATCATCTCGACAAGGTACGACTCAGCCGTTGACCTGCCCTGCTCGACCATGATGATTTTCGCTTCGGTCAGTGGCGGGGTTGCGCTCGGATTAAACCGTGACACGTCACGCTGATACAGCCAGCCGGCGGCCACAGCCAGCCCGCCAGCCTTGTACCAATCCCAGATCGCGCGCGATTCTGGCTCGGTCATCCTCGGCGCTTCGGAGTACGTTACGAACCATCGGCGGTCATCCCCCGATAACGATATCGGCACACGCTCATTGGAAAACGCCAGCACAAAGATGCGATTCAATGCCTGATACGGGTGTAAACCCTTGCGGTTGACTTGCAAGAAGTCCGGCGGCGCTGCAATCACGGGTTTCAGGTGATTCTCAAGCGCGCGGCGGTCTTTCGCTTCGCTCTGGCGCAGCTCTTCAAAGACCATCACTTCAGACTCGTAAGCATAACCCCACTGGGATTGAATTTCCTCATTGCGCACAATTGACACGTTTGAGAGCGCTTCCCCGCCGATGCCCCAGAGAAACGGCTGCCACATGGTGTCTTTACCGCTACCAGGGTGACCGATATGCAGCACAGCGTGATTGATCTTGCGGTTTGGGTGCTGGAGCTTATGCGCCATGACGTCCAGCACATGCTCACGCTCAACCGCGTCCGGTATCATGCGCGCCACATGGTCGAGCCACGGCTGCGCATTGCCAGGCTTAACCGCTGGCCGGTGGTTGATCCATCGATTGCCGTACACTTGACCCTCACGCGATACCAGCACGGTTTCGCCGGCAGCGTACGTGATGCCGGTAATTGTCAACGCGTCTTTGGCCTGACGGTTTTCATCAAAGCAAATTGACGCCTCAATACGGCGCTTGCCCGACTTTGTCGGGTGAATCGAATAGCAGGTGACATGCCGAAAGAGCGCGTTAAAAGTAGACCGAGCGATTTCCCGACGATCAGTCATATCAAAAAACGAATCCTCGTTCTGGATGTACGCAAAGCGCTTGTACCAGCCCTCTTTTTCGACCCGATCGAGCTGCTTTTTCTCGACTTCGGCGATCACTTCCGCGCCCTTGTCGGGATACTCGGCAGTCGGCTGCAGTTTGGATAGCGCCGTGTCCATCGCCTGCGCGAGTAGCTCTTCACGCAAGCCTGGCGAGTGCTTTGGCCCACCATTGGCGGCGACCCAGTCTAAAAACGCATGCGAGTCAAAATCCACGCAGTGCGAATGCAGGCAGCGGTACGACCGCGTCGATGGACTGTAGCCGCCCTCGGGGTTGCCATCGGTGTGCTCGTCCTTGTTGGGGCAGATGACGCCGGCCCACCCGCGAGAATTCGGCGCCGACAGCAGCACGCCCTGACCGGATAGCCACGCCAGCACGTCATCAGCACCATCGTCCGACAGCCGGATAGGGCGCACGCCCAGCGATGACGGCTCGGAAGGGGTGACGCCCAGCGCCGCGCATATCTCGGCCAGTGTGTACTCACGCTCGGGGTGAAACTCGGTCAGCTGGGCAGCGAAGTTATCGCGCTCTGGCTTGATATTAATCGACCCTGGCAGTCGGAAGTTACGCACGGCGTTGTTGGCGCCTGGGTCGCAGTAACCGGCCTTGATAATCGCATCAATCGCAGCGGCGTACTCACCCTTGGTCGGCTGCTCGGAGAATGCGTAACCCCACTGGAACGAGCCGGCAGACGTCTCGATAATCCAAGTCGGCGGCAGGGGCGGGATGTTGGGCGCCTTCTCGGGATCGCCCACGTCATCTAACACCATGACCAGAACGTAATCGCAGTTGTCTTTGGATGCCGATACGTGCCCGTCCTTGAACCGATCGACAATGAATGACGCGGTGTTACCGTAGATCGCCCAATCGGGTTTGGTCGGATAGTCGGGCAGGTAGGCCGGCCATGTACAGATGACCGCGCCATCGGGGTGCAGCTGGATCTGACCGTTTTTGAGTTTGGGCTTCTGACGCACGATCAGTGCAGTCTCACCTTGTGGTGCCAATTTGGTATAAAATTCGAGGAAATTCATTGCAGTCCTTGTAGTTGAAGAAGCCGCCCTGCCAGGCGGCTTTTTTATTTTCCGTAACGCGTCATTGTTTCTACTTCAGCGGACAAAGGCAGTCCAGCCGCCCAATCGGGCGGGGTACACATCACTTGCTTTAGGGTATTGGGTGCATCAGGGTCGGCGGTCTCCAGCACAATTTCATCATGCACATGCAGCACGACATCATCGAGCTGGCGTAAAGCGTGCCGTAGCAGATCGTTGGCGACTGCCTGCGTTATGTTCTCACAGGCGAGCCCGCGCCACAAGCGGGCACGCGGCCATTCGGTTGCATCGGCTGCAGGTTTCCATGCGGCCTTGACGTACGTGATCTCGTCACCCTCAAACTTAGCAAATGGATAGCACAGGATGCGCCCGCTGGGCAGCGCGTACCAGAGATGCTGCTTATCGTACAGGTACGTCACCCGACCGGCGGTAAACTCGCGGCATGGGTTCCTGAGCGCCCGCGTGTACGCCTCCTCGAGTTTCGTCCAGTAGCGCACGGCCCATGCGTTTGAGCGGCGCCATGCGTCCACAATCCGGCGCGAATCGGACTCGGCCATGATGACGCCGTAATTGCGCCCCATCGCACTGAAGGCGCCGATCGAGCCACCAAAACCCAGTGACAAGATGGCGACCTTGCCGATCTGGCGCTGATCTTTGTCTACGCTATCCTCAGGCACGCGGTAGATGCCCGCCGCTTCACGCTTGTAAATGTCGCGGCCATCACGGAAGACCTGCAAGACCTCGTCGGCCTGTGGGTCGGCTGACGCCCAAGCTGTCACGCGTGCCTCGACTGCCGACCAGTCGGCGACCACGAACTGCTTACCGGGTGCGGGTATCAGTGCGGGCCGGAGCATTCCTTTGAGAACATCTGTAATGCGTTTTCCAAATCTTGGGGTGATGCTGTGGCCTCTGACCATAGCGTGCCTAACATCATCTGGCTCTGCGGCACACTTGCGCGTGAAGTTGTGAACTTGCGCGCCATAGCTTGAAGCACGTCCGGTGGCAGAGCCTCCTGCAAATACGAAAGCACCTCGTACTCGGTGATCGTCTTCATCTGCCAAGCCCGCAAGGCGGCTGAACTTCGCAACTGACGACGCCCAGAGGTCATCCGCGCATTGAATGACGTCCGCAACATGGGCCGGAATTTCTTCATGGTTTTCCTCGGCAAAAGCTAACAAATTAGCGCGTACTGACTTGTCGATACTGTACTTCTGCTCGCCGTCCTTGTACACCTCCATCATCTTCAGCGCCTGCGGCCCAACTCTGTCCATGACCCACTGTTTCATCTTGGGGCTCCTGACGGACTTGATCTCGCCCTTAGTCAGGTCGGCAACCAGCGTCTCGATCTCTTCAAGCTCAACAGATGCGTAGCGTACCGCTGCGTGAGCCAGTGGCAGGTCAAGCAGCACGCCCCGGTCGTTGATGCGCTCGTTCGTGTGATAGTCGGCTAGCTCCTGATCGGACAGTGGCCGCATGGCCTGGCTGACTGCGCGCATGGTTCTGACGTCCTGCTCGCAGTACGCAATCATCTCAGCTACCAGTTTGGGGTCTTCATTAAACGATCCATCTGCTCGAGGGATAGACAACGCACGAATAAGTTGCGCGCCTCGGTGGTCTTTTCGCATGTTGCTGCTAATCGCCCGTCCGACGTCTTCGAGAGACCCAGGCAAGCAGTTAGCACGCGCTTGTGTCGCGGTGCAGTAGAACTGCTCGAGTTGAAAGTTACACTGTAGGACGTACCAAAAGATGAGGCGCTCGAAGGCGGCGTTATGCGCGCGTATTTGCCCTGTGTGCTGACGTACCACATCGGGGAACGGTTGATCGGGAGTCCAGGTGACAACCTCATCGTCGTCAA